GCAAAGTTCGGCGACCTTCGCGGGTCCGACCGCTACGCCCAGCACCTCGGCAGCATCCGCACGATCCTCGCGATGCAGGCCAGCGAGGACCTCGCGGCGGCCGTCGGGGGTTCGCAGTGAACACCGCGACGATCTCGGTATTCGTCCCCGGCCTGCCGATGGGCAAGGAGCGCCACCGCGACGGGGCGCACCGCACCCCCGAACGGACGCGGGACTTCCAGGCGCGCGTGGCCTTCGTGGTGAAGCAGGCCGCCTGCGGGCTGCAGCAGTTCGATCGGCTCGTCGAGACCCGGATGACGGTCATCTGGCCGCGTCCGGCCAAGCGTCCCGCGGTGGTCTCGGAGGATGCGTGGGGCACCGGTCGCCGCGCCTTCGCCAGCGGCCGCTACGACCTCGACAACGTCCTGAAGGCGGTGTGGGACGGGGTCAACGAGTCCGGGGTCTGGTCGGACGATCGCCGGGTCGCCCGCTCCCGGGAGGAGCAGGTCTATGCGGCGGTCGGCGAGACGCCCGGCGTCGAACTCGTGCTCGCGGCGCTGGACGACATCGACCTGCCCGCGCCCGGCATGCTTCGCCCTGCTCCTCCTCCGCCCGTCCTCGCGGCGGTGCTCTGATGTCGCTGCCGCTCCCTGCAGGACAGTCCCCGCTTCGCTGGCAGATCGAGTGCCTCGACGCCATCCGCGCCGGCCTCCAGCGCTATCGCTCGCTGCTCGCCGCGGCCGCCACGGGTTCTGGGAAGGGCTCGCTGCTCGCAGGGCTCGCGGTGCTGGCCGCCCTCCACGGCGGGCAGGTCGTCGTGCTCGTCCACCGCGACGAGCTCATCCAGGACCTCGCCCGGCGCATCGCGAAGGTGCCCGGCGCGCCCCGCGTCGGCATCGTGAAGGCCGACCTCGACGGATGGGACTGCCCGATCGTCGTGGCGAGCGTGCAGAGCTGCTCGGTGTCGCGGCTCGCTCGCATTGGCCGCCGCACCGTCGTCATCATCGACGAGGCCCACCACGCGACTGCCCCCAGCTACGGCATCGTCATCGAGGCCGCCCGGGCCGTCAACCCCGACTGCCGCGTCGTCGGGCTCACCGCCACGCCCTACCGAGCGGGCGAGAACGGCACCACCCTCGGGCTCGGCTCGGTCTTCGAGGCCATCGTCTACGAGTACCCGATCGCCCGCGCCATCGAAGAAGGCGTGCTCGTGCCGCTCAAGGCCCATCGGGTCGACACGCAGATCGACCTCTCGCAGGTCGCGATGTCGGGGGCCGACTACGACGAGGTCGAGCTCTCCAAGGTCGTCAACGACCCGGCCCGCAACCGCCTCGTGGTCGAGAAGTACCTCGAGCTCGGCGGCGGGCAGGCGCTGGTGTTCGGCGCGAGCGTGAAGCACGCGCAGGACCTCGCCGCGGCCTTCATGGAGCGCGGCATCAAGGCCGCCGCGGCGTGGGGCGAGATGCCCCGCCACGACCGCGACCGCGTCGTCGCCGACTACCAGGCCGGCCGCATCCAGGTGCTCACCAGCAAGGACCTGCTCTTCGAGGGCTTCGACGCCCCGGCCACCGTGCAGGTGCTCAAGGCGCGGCCCACCCGCTCCATCATCGTGTTCGTGCAGACCGTCGGCCGCGGCCTTCGTCGGCACCCCGGAAAGACCCACTGCAACTTCGTTGACTTCGTCGACAACGGCTGCGACCTCGTGCTGACCGTCGAGGCCAACCTCGGGATCGGCAGCACCGAGGACGCCCAGGGCGAGCGCGCGCTGCACGAGGGCGACCGGGTCCGCCGTCGCCACCACGACGACTGGGGCGTCGGGGTCGTGGCGGCCGTCCAGATCGGCACCGTGAGCTACGCCACCGTCGAGTGGCCGCCGAGCCCGGTGCACAAGGACGGCGAGGAGCTCACCCACCCGTGGCCCGAGCTGGCCTTCGTCGCGCCCGACAAGGCCGAGAAGCCCGTGCCCATGAAGCTCGCGTCGGTCACCGGCCGGCTGTACGAGGTCTGCCTCCTGCCGGGCGTCCGCAAGCGCGACCGGATCGGCTTCTTCGAGTACTCCGGCGCTCACTGTGTCGGCGGCGAGGTGCTCGGCGCCGGCGGCGCCCGCAAGGTGGTGGCCGTTCGCCCTGGCGCCAGCGGCTACGTCGTCTGGGAGCTCGACGGCGTGACCTCCATCCTCGTGGAGCGCCATCGCTGCCGCGAGCTCGAGGTGGCGCTGTCGTGGGCAGACAGCCACGTGCGGGCGCTCGGCGTCGAGGTGCTCCCCCCGGACCACCCGACGCTCGCCGAGCTCGCCACGTCGATGCACCAGCGCATGCTGCAGAGCCTCGGCGTCACGCGCTCGACCGTCGGCATGTCGCGCGGTGAGGCCGCCATGCTCATCGACGCTGCGCGCATCACCCGCCGCATCCGTGAGCGCGAAGAGCCCGGGAAGTTCCGGGTGGCCGAGCAGCTCCGCAAGGGCGGCTGGAAGCGCAGGGGGGCGGCATGAGTGGCTTCGTGCCCATGCAGGCCTCGTGGTGGGAGACCATTCGGGCCACGATCCCGCAGCCCTGGCCGATGGAGGCCGCGGCCATGGATCTCCGATGGCACCTCGACCGGGCCACCGCCCGCGAAGGCTGGCGCCCGATCCGTTTCCCCGGCCGGCCCGCCCTCTGCGCCGACTGGGGATGGACGGACTGGGCCGTGAAAAGCCTTCTCCGCGACGAGGAAAGCTGGCGCGACGGACTCGCCCAACGCAATTCCGCCAGCAAACCGCCAGCGAACCGCCAGCGAACCGCCAGCGAACCGCCAGCGGCGACAAGCGCGAACGCCGACAATCAGCAAGAAACCGCCAGCCCGCCGCCAGCGTTCCGCCAGCCCGCCGCCAGCAAACCGCCACGCGCGTTCTACTCCTCACCCATCACCCATCACCCCTCACCCGAAGGGGGAGGGAACACGCGCGACCCCGACCCGGCTCCGGCATCGACTCCCCCCGAGTCGCCCAGCGCGGCCCTGGTGCAGGCGCTGGGCACCCGGCCCGACCTGCTGCGGCTGCTGCTCGCGCCCACCGACCCCGCAGACCCGGCCATCCGAGACCTCGACGAGCTGCGCCGCGTGCCGCTGGAGGAGCTCCAGTACCGCCGCGGCATGGGCTCCAGGAGGGCGCGGCAACTCGCCGAGCTGCTCGCCGAGGCCGGCGTGCCCATGGTCGCGGAGAAGCCCGCGGTGGCCGCGACAGGCCCACCGACCCGAGCCAGCCCCGCCAACGACCGCCGCAAGCGACTGCTCGACGCCCTCGCCACCGCCCGCCAAAACCTCGCCGATGGAGCCAGCAATGCTCTCCCCTGACGTCCTCCTCGCCCAGCTGCAACGGCTGGCCCGCAACACCGCGAACCCGCCGGAGCCCGAGGGCATGGTCGAGCTCTGCGCCGACTGGATGGAGCTGCTCGGCCCCGACCTCGACGACGGGGCCTTCCGGGAGGCCGTCACCCGCCACCTGCGGGCCTCGAAGTTCTGGCCCACGCCCAGCGAGCTGCTCGCCGACGTGCAGTCGGCCCAGCGCCCCGACCCGAAGCAGCTCGAGGCCAAGGGCGAGCGACTCTTCGCGGCCGTCGCGAAGGCCCGCTCGAGCTGCGGGAGCGACCCCACCCGGGCCCGCCACCACCTGGTGCACTACGGCGTCGACCCCGAGGACGTCGACCGCTGCCTCGCCGCGGTCGGTCGCTGGGCCAGCTTCGAACCCGGTGACCCGGTGCACAACCCGCAGGGCTACGGGTTCGCCCGCCGCGCGTTCGGCAAGGCCTACGCAGCCGAGGCGGGCACCTCCCGCCTGCTCCTCGCCGAGTCCCCCCGCCGACTCCTCGGGGTGCAGTGATGGCCTCTGTTCGCGGCGTCAGCGACGCCATCCGCGAGATGGCCGCCCGCAACGGCTTCGACGCTGGCCGGGCGCTCGACAAGTACTCCTCGGCGTGGGTGCTCAGGCTCAACGCCACCAGCGACGACACGCTCATGGCCGCGGCCAAGCAGTGGCGCAAGCGCGTCTGCCCCACCCTCGGCGAGCTCGAAGAACTGCTCGGTGAGACGGTCGCACCAGGTGGCACCGGGTGCGGCGGATGCAAGGGCTCGGGCCGTCGCGTGGTCATGCGCCACACGACCGACGCACAGGGCAGGCACGCGCACCAGGAGCTCAGCTGCGCATGCACCTGCGCCCTCGGCCAGAGCCTCGGCCACGCAGGGCAGATGGCCTACGACGAGCTGCAGCGCCGCTGGGAGCAGAGCGAGAACACGGTCGACCGGGTCGTGGTCGTCGACCCCGATCCCTACCAGCGCAGGCCGCTGCACGAGTGGGCAGCAGCTCGGGCTCGGGCGGATGCCCAGCTCGCCACCATCGCCGCCAACGCGGACCGCATGCGCGGCTCCTTCGGTGCAGCGTGAGGGCGCTCTCCCTTTCGCTGGTCGAGGTGGTTCCGGGGGTGCCTCTCGCCCTCGTCGTGCGGCAGGCGATGCGCGTGAAGCGCGCCAGCATGCCCTGGTACAGCGCGGAGGACTTCGTCCAGGACGTTGTTGTCAAGCTGTTGGGCTGCATCGGCTGGGACTCGCGCAGGGGGGCGGCAGCGGTCTTCGTGCGCGTCGTGGCGCGGTCGGTACTACGCGACCAGGCCCGCCGTGATGCGAGGAGGGCCCTGAGTGTGAAACCGACCCCCCCCACCCGGGGTGGCACCCGTCGTATTTCGCGCGCGCAGGACAGAAAACTTTGCGATTTTGGAGCTTGCGCGTGAACACGCCCACCGCAACCGGGGCCTCCGCGTCCGCCCTCGTCGTGTTCTGGGCGAAGCGAGCGAAGGAACTTCGCCTGCAGGTCGATGCGGCCGAGAGGCACCAGTCCTACACGGCGGTCGCGACTCTCGCGCGCCAGTTGACGGCCGCGGAGATCGCGCTCCTCGAGGCTGAGTCGCGTGTCGCAGCCGAGGCTGCGCGCCAGGGTAACGAGGACGACGCGGTCGGACGCATCGTCGGTCACGCGAAGCGGCTGCCCGCCCCGCTCTACCGTGTCCTCGTCGAGCGGCTCTGGGAGTCGGCGCCCGCAGACATGCGAGAGCGGCTGGCGACGGAGCAGCTCGAGGGCAAGTGAGCGCTGCCCTTCGCCAGCTGGAGGAGGAGCTCGCCGAGCTGAACGAGCGGGTCGAGGAGAGCCCGCTTCCGTGGATGGACTGGACCATCCGCCAGTGGGAGTTCGCCGAGCTGGTGGCGGGGAACAAGCTCGCCCTCTTCCGCGCCGGGAACCAGGTGGGGAAGACCATCATCGGGGCGGCGCTGACGATCTCGCGCTGTCTCGGGGTCGAGCTAGCGACCGGCCGGAAGGCGCATGTCCCCATCGAGGCCTGGGTAGTGTGCACCACCTGGTCCCAGGCCGTGGCCATCATGCACAAGGTCTGGGCGCTCGCTCCGAAGGGCGAGCTCGAGCCGGGGCAGATTTGCAAGCGGCGGACGGGATTCGGCAAGGAGAACCCCGCCCTCATCTTCAAGAACGGGTCGATCATCCGCTTCAAAACCACGAAGCAGGGGGCCGACGCCATCGCGGGCGCCACGGTCGACTGGGTGTGGATCGACGAGCCGACCGACATCGAGATGTACCGCGAGCTGCAGAAGCGCGTGATGCGTCGCGAGGGCACGCTCATCATCACGCTGACCCCGGTCAACCGGCCCTGCGAGTGGCTGCACGACCTGGTCGACCGGGGCGCGGTGAAGGAGGTGCACGCCCCGCTCGACCGGCTCGCGCTCACGTTCCGGGGGTCCGGTGAGCGCATGCGGCTGCTCAGCGGGCGGCCGATGGACGACGATTGGATCGCCGAGGAGCGCACGAAGACGCCGGCGATGTTCGCCCCGGTGGTGCTCGACGGCGAGTGGGAGATGCGGCCCGAGGGGGTGTTCTTCCACTGCTGGGATGCCACGCGGCACATCAAGGCCGCGGTCCGCATCAACAACCTCGACCAGAACAGCGTGCTCAGCTGGCGGCTCGGGATGGACTACGCCGCGGCCGATCGCGACTTCGGCCAGGTGGCGGTGCTCTGCCGGGTGCTGCAGGTCAAGCGGAAGGCCGGCTGGATGGATGCCTATGTGCACGTCGTGGACGAGGTCGTCCTCAGCGGCATCGCGACCACGGACCAGTTTGCCGACGAGCTGATGAGCATGCTCGCGCGGAACAACATCACCTGGCGCGATCTCACGACGGTGCACGGCGACAACCCGGTGACCTCGCAGTTCTCGGCGAAGGGCAACCAGCTCACGCTGCGGGCGGTGGCGCGTCGGGTGGGGGTGCCGTTCAACGCGCTGAAGCCGACGATCACCTCCGCGAAGGACGGCCCGCGCCAGGGCAGCCTGCGGCACCCGGGCTCCCGGTGGGTCTTCGCCCAACTCGTGATGCAGCGGCTCTGGGTGCATCCTCGGTGCAAGCACCTGATCAAGGCCTTCGAGGTATTCGACTACTCCGAGGAGCATCCCTACAAGGACGTGATCGACGCGCTGAGGTACGGCCTGAAACCTGTAATATTCCGGTTCGGGTCCAACGCGCAGGGCACAATTCGGACGGCAGCGTAAAAAAGATTCTGGGTCGTGACGTACTGGTAGGGCATGAGTGCTCTCGCCGCCTCGCTGCCCACCGCGCCCTACCGGCTGGCCGACATGGCCCGCGTCGACGAGCTGCGCCTGCGCCTGCGGCTGATGCGCGGTGAGCACCGCCCCGACATCGAGACCGCGCTCAAGGCCATGTTCGGCATCGAGCGCGGGGAGGTGATGATCAAGGCTGTGGACGAGGCCGCGAACGCGTTCCCGGCGCTCTACAAGGACCTCTCCGCGCTGTACGTGCACGAGCCGCGCTGCTCCGGCCCCGACGCAGACGTCATCAAGGCGGTCGCCCGTGCTGGCCACTGGACGGCGATGCAGGTCAACCAGGCCGAGTGCCTCGCGCTGGGCGACCTCGCGATCGTGGCCGGCGAGAGCGGCGGGAAGCTGCACTTCCGGAAGGTGACCCCGGACCTCTGGTGGGATGTGCGGGCGAAGCGGGACGACCCGAAAGAGCTCGCCTACATCGCCCTCTGGATTCAGAGCGGCAACGCCTGGGAGCTGCACGAGTGGCAGGTCGAGGACGTCGACGGCAAGCCGGCCGAGGCCTACGTCGTGTCACCGGAGGCCGCGGTCAAGGGCTGGGACCAGTCGCCCCGCAGCCTGCCCGCCCAGGGGGAGTATTCCTGGGTCGACACGGTCGGCGCAGCCTACATCCCGGTCGTCCTGTACCACGCAGCCGACACCGGCCGGCTGATGGACTGGTCGAGCGGCCGCGACGTCACCCGCGGGTGCATCCGGCTGATGGTGTTCTACACCGACCTGGGACACCTCATCAGCGAGACGGCCTGGCAGCAGCGCATCCTCGCGGACGGTGATGTCGTCAGCGGCGCGGAGATCGACGAGACCACCGGCGCGCAGCACATCATCGCCGACCCGGGGATGGTCCTCAAGGTCGTGAGCACCGGGGACAAGACGGTGCAGGCGCTGGTCTGGCCGATGTCGGCGGACCCCGAGAAGCTCTTCCGCGTGATCGCGATGTACTCGAAGCACGTCGCGCGGCTCGCCGGCGTGCGGACCCCCGACGCGACGCGATCTGAGAGCGACATCCGCTCTGGCTACTCGCTGGCCATCTCGCGCGAGAGCATCGCCGAGCAGCAGGCCATCTATGCCCCCATCTTCCGCCGCTCGGACCAGCAGCTGCTGCACGTCTGCGCGCTCCTCCTCGGCTCGGTCTCGGTCAGCCCGGACGTATGGCAGGTCAGCTACCAGGCCGTCGAGCTCGGGCCGGTCGAGCTGTCCGCCCGCCTCACGGTGGTGAAGGAGGGGATGTCCCTCGGGCTCTACTCCAAGAAGACCGCGCTCCTCCAGCTCCACCCAGGATGGAACGAGGAGCAGGCCGAACAGGAGCTCGCGCGCATCGAGGCCGAGGGCCCGGCCGCCGCAGCGGGCGGCGCCACCGTCCAGCTCGCGCCGACGGACCTCGCCACGGTGGTGACGGTCGACGAGGCGCGCGCCTCGGTCGGCTTGCAGCCCATCGGCGGCGCGGACGGCGCCCTCACGATCACCCAGTACAAGGCGAAGTATGCGGCGGTTCTCACCGTCGCCGCGAACGCTGAGGCTGGCGCCCCAACCACCACGACGCCGGCGACCCCGGCCAAGGAAGACGATGGCCAACCCTCCTCCGATGTCTGAGGCCATCGCGCCCGAGCGCGAAGGCTACACCCCGTCCGACGGCAAGGTCTTCTCGACCGTCCGCATCACGATGGAGTGCGTCGCCGACGTCGTCGTCGAGCACGACGAGGACCTCGACGGCGATGCCATCGCGAAGGCAGTGAAGGCCCATCTCCCGCAGGTCAGCGAGCGCGCGCGCTGGTGGAACCCCACCAGCGAGAAGACCACCAGCGTGGTCGTGCACGTCGGCGAGACCAACCCCGACGGCCTCGACGAGGCACCGCAGGTCTACGAGTGTCCGTTCGCGCTCGACGCGGACGCGGAAGACATCGACGTGGTGGTCGCGTGATTCGGCTCGGTCTCCTCGGGTCGCCGCTCCTCCTGCGTTCGCCTGGGGAGGCTGGCGCTGGTGCGGGTGGCGGGGTCGTGGTCGCTCCGCCTGCGGCGGCGCCTGCGGCTGGTGGGGGTGGCGCTACTGGGGGCGCGGCCCCCGCCCCCGCTGCGGCCGCTCCTGCGGCTCCTGCGGCCGAGGTCGAGATCAAGGGCATTCACGTCCCGAAGCACGTCTTCGACGAGCGCGGCAAGCAACTCAAGGCCGCGACGAAGCTGGCCGAGGAGAACGCCGCGGCGAAGGCTGCGCTCGAGGCCCAGCACAACACGGTGACGCAGCAGCTCTCGACGCTGCAGGCCCAGCTCGCCTTCGCGCGTGCGGGCGTGAGCGACGACGAGCACATCGAGGCGGTCGCCGCGGCCTACGCGAAGCTGCCCGCCGAGGGCAAGCCCGCGAGCGCCGTCGAATACTGGCAGGCCATTCTCGCCGGCACTACCGCCGCGCCCCGCTCGCTGCTCGGCTTCATGGCCGCGCCGGCCGCCGCCGCTCCTGCCGCAGCTGCGGCGGCCGCTGCGCCTGGTACCGCCGCGCCTCCGCGCCCCGCGCTCCCTGCTGTCTCGGCGAGCCCCGCGCCCGCCGGCCCCACGATCACGGTCGAGCAGGTCCGCGCCGCTCAGGAGGCCTTCCGGGTCAGCCCGACGCCCGAGAACAAGAAGCAGATGAAGGACCTGACCGAGCTCCTCAAGCAGCAGTCCGCGAAAAAGCCTTGACGCGTCAATGCGTCCATGTCAGGCTTGCACTGACCCCACGCGGACGAGCCCGCGACACCAAGCGAAGGGAAGTTCAACTTCTTTCCTCCTTGGTGAAACATGGCAAACGAAGCCGTCTGGTCCTCTCTCTCGAGCGACGTGGGTCGCACCGTCGTCGAGTCCTACATCCTCGAGGCGCTCGCCGACGAGTACTTCATCGCGAACCACCCCGCGATCATGGACATGAAGGATCTGACCGGGTCCTTCAGCGACACCGCGAAGGTCCGCGAGGACGACGTCCTCACCGGCCGCACCTTCAACAGCGTGTCGGAAGGTGGCTCGATGACCACCAACACCGCGATCGGAACCGAGCTCTACTCGGTGGCCATCGGCCAGAAGTACCTGCAGTGGAACATCTCCGACCTGCTCAACACCCTGGCGAACGAGCAGTTCTCCCCCGAGCGGTTCGCGCAGGGTCTGGCGAAGAGCCTCGCGTACACCTGGACCGGCCTCCTCGCCACCGAGGGCGCGACCTTCACCGGGAGCCTCGACGCGGGCGCCGGCGACCCGGACCTCGAGGACTTCTGGGATGCCGTCGGCGAGGTCGAGGATCTGCTCGGTTCGGGCGACGACCCTGGCATCGCGATCCTTCACCCGAAGGCCGCGCGCGCCCTGGCGAAGGACGGCAACTTCGCCCAGCAGTCGAACCTCTCGAAGGACGACCCCGGCGTGCAGGCACTGGCCAAGATGTTCGGGACGAACCGCTACCTCGGTCGCATCCACAACTTCGACATCTTCGCCACCCCGCAGGTCGCGACCGACACGGGCAAGTACCAGAACTGCCTGTTCCGCAAGGGCGGCATGCTCAAGGCGATGGCCCGCGCGATCCCCATGACCGCGGACCAGCTCGCGTTCGGCCCGCTCATGCTCGAGCGCCTTCGCAGCTCCACGAAGCCCGAGACCACCATCCGTGGCACCGGCTTCATGGGCGTGAACAAGGCCCAGGAGCGCGGCATCCTCTGGGAAACCACCGCCTGATCGGAGGCCGGGCAGTCGGTCTCCGTGCCGACTGCCCACCTACCCTCAAGGAGTGACCCAGCATGACGACGTCCGATCTCACCATCCCCGAGAGCCCCGCCAACCTCGGTCGGCAGCTTCCGCACGCGTCCGAGTCGGGCCCGTTCGTGTCCGCCTTCGCCGGCGGTTGGAGCATGCACGAAGACGGCGTCCCCCGCGTCTCCCTGCGTCGCTACATGCTTTCCCCGGGCCAGCACGGCATCGGTGAGAGCATGCGCGGTGATCTGAAGAAGCAGATCCACCACCTGATGGGCAGCACCGACGGGCACAAGCAGACCCTGCTTCCGCTCAGCGAAACCGCGCCCGGCTACGGCAGCTACGTCAAGCGCTTCGATGCGTGGGACCCCCCGAGCCGCTCGCAGGTCACCTCCTACCGGCTGGCCTGGGACGCCCCCGCGATCGGCACCGACCGGCGCAGCAACGACGTCGAGTGCTTCGACGCGTTCATCGCGCGCTGGCAGGAGCTCGGCCTCGTCCCGACTGAGGTCGACAGCTACTTCGTCGACAAGCGGATCGCCCTGCTCGACCGACGTCTCGTGCGCGAGCGCCAGAAGAACCCCGTCCTGGCCGGCCGCCGCGCCCGCCTGGTCGCGTGGGAGCTCGAGGCCTGGGAGGCCTACCGCGCCGGCGCCGAACCCCTTCCGCTCGCGGGCTGGATGCCGGCCGCCGCGCCCGCCCCGGTGGCTCCTGCCGCCGCGGTGAAGCCCGCCGCCCCCAAGGCCACCCCCGCGGCTCCTGCCGCTCCCAAGGCCCCCAAGGCCGCGCCCAAGGCGCCCGCCGCGGCGAAGCCCGCGCCCGCCCCGAAGGCTCCTGTCGAGGACCTCACGCTCCCCGACGAGGCCGAGGGGGACGACTCCGGCCCCTCGATGAGCCCGGACTAATCCATGCCCGCCCTCCCCATCACCACCGACTGGACCGGCCCGGAGATCATCCTCCGCGGCCAGGACTGCGTCGTTTCGGTGGCGGTGAAACAGGGCGGCGAGGACATCGACATCAGTGCTGCGTCGGTCGCGCTCTGGAAGCCGGACGGCACGGTGGTCTCCACGGGGACGCCTACGCCGTCAGCCAACTCGGCGAGCCACACCTTCGCTGCGGCGCTCACCACCGACGAGGACCCCGGCGAGGGCTGGCGCGTCGTGTGGACCCTTACGCTCGACACCACGCCGGCGGTGAAGAGGCTGATCAACCCCGCGGCGGTGGTGCTCTACACGGTCGAGCCCTGCGTCACAGTCGAGGACCTCGAGAAGCGGCACGACGCACTGCTCAACGTGAAGGACGACGAGGCCGACCGGACCGCGCTCCTGCAGGACGGCATCGACGAGGCCTGGGTCAGCATGATGGAGCTCCTCCGCAAGAAGGGGCGCCGTCCGTACCTGGTGCTCGACAGCTACTCGCTCCGCGAGTCGCACATCCTCAAGGCGCTCGAGCTGATCTACCATCGGCTGGCGACGGCCGGTGAGACCTCGGCCGAGTGGACCGAGTACAAGGACTACGAGGCCAAGTTCACCGCGGCCTGGGATTCGCTCACCTTCACGGAGGCGGACCCCTCGACGTGGCAGCGGACGGGGCGGCGTGCTGCTACTTCCCCGGCCATGTGGCTGGGGTCCGGTCGCGGCGCTGGGCGCTATCGCCCCGTGTACCCGGGGGGCCTTCGATGAGCTTCCTGCGCGCGGATGAGGTGCGGTCCTTGGTGGCTGCACAGGTGAGCGAGGTCGCGGACCTCGTCGAGATGGCGGAGCCGTACTGGCTGGCGAGGCGAGCCCGCTCGCCCGTTGACCACGGCTTCGTGGTGGGACTTGGACGCTCGCAGTCGGTGAACAACCGGCAGCGCCCCAGCGAGGGCGCGCAGAGCAACACGGTGGTGAAGGTGATGGTCGTGCTTCAGCTGAGGCACAAGGACCACCTGACGAGCGAGGACGACATCGGCACGATTCGCGACGCGATCGCAAGGAAGCTCGTGGCCTACCAGAACGACGGCGTCGCCATCGTCTGGGTCGAAGACGCCGAAGTCATCTCCACCGAGAATCACGTCTGGTTTGAGTCCTCGTTTCTTGCCGTTCACCAAAAACCCTTGGAGTAACTGTCATGGCCATCCGGAAAGCTGCCCTCCTCGCCATCCGCAAGTTCGTCGGCATGGCCGCATCCGAACGCACCATCGCCTCCGGCGTCATTTCGGTGACCCAGCTGGTGCACACCATCGACACCCAGGGCGACGCGTCGAGCGACGACCTCGACAGCATCACCGGCGGGCAGGCCGAACAGATGCTGATCGTGCGCCCGGCCAGTGCGGCTCGCACGGTGGTGCTGAAGCATGCCATCGGCGCCGACCTGATCGCCACTCCGGGCGGAATCGACATCAGCCTCGCTGAGGCCACCGACTGGGCCATCCTCTGCCACAACGGCACCCAGTGGTCGGTCGTGGCGAGCTCCGCGCTCGTCGACACCGCGGCCGCTCTCGTCGCCGCGAACACCGACGCCGTCGAGGTCGCCGACTTCGTCGAGGGCATGGCCGCCGCCGGCACCTGGACGCTCACCCGCCAGGGCACCGCGAGCATGCGTCTCCGCCGCACCGCCGCGGCCGCGCTTGAGGTCTGGGGCCAGCGATTCAAGCCCCGCAGCCGCAGCGCCGCGAGCAAGGGCTTCCGCGTGACCGGCTTCCGCCTGGTCTACAACGTGAGCGTCGACCTCGTGACCGACGTGACCGTCAGCGGTGCGGTGCAGGTCGCCCCGGCGACCGGCTCGACCCCCGCCGCCGCGACCAGCCTCGGCGCGGTCACCTACGACGCGGCCCACGACACCGCCGGCGAGCGCGGTGCGGTCGGCGCGCACACGATGGTCGGCACCTTCGCCAGCCCGCTCTGGCTCGCCAACCCGACCTGCGTCGAGCTCGCGGTCAGCGTCGACGGCTCCGCGACCGGCGTCGTTGACATCATCGGCATCGAGCTGCTCGGCTCCGAGGCCCTCCTCGACACCACCGTCTGATCATCAACCCCTTCCGACTGAGCGAGGCGCAACATGGCGACGATGGCAGCTGCGATGCCGATCCTCCCGAAGCATGGGTCCCTGACCCTGACCGACGGCACCGGGACTCCGATCACGATGGTGGTCCCCTACACCGAGGCGATCGACCTCGGCGAGTTCAACGAGGGCGGCGGCCGCGAGTACGCCGAGCACCGCAACCGCGGCACGGTGATTGCGGTGGTCCCGTCTGGTGTGATGACGAAGAAGCTCATCAAGTGCAAGGTCCGCGTCAGCGCACTGATGCACGCGACCGACCACAACATCCTCGACTGGGTCCGCCGGAAGAACGCCGGCTCGGCGCTCGTCTCGACGCTTCCGAGCGCGAACGGTGGCGGCGAGACGTACGCCTACAAGGCGAAGTTCACCGCGGACCCGTCGCATTTCTCCAGCCAGTATGTGGAGTATAACTACGCTCGGCCCGAGCTGACCATCGCTGAAGGCAGCGCCGACGACGAGGCGATGACCGCCGAGCTTACCCTGCACTGCTACATGATCGGCACCACCGAGACCGACTGGATGACGGTGGCATGAGCGAGGCCGCCGCAAGGGTCATCGTCCTACACGGCCGCAAGTCGGCCGATGCGGCGCCGGTTCGGCGGGAGTTCGCTCTCGTCGTGCCGGACCGGCGCATCGTCGTGCAGCAGATCATCGCGACGTCGACGAAGCTGGCCGAGCCCGGCGGCGACGAGCACCAGCTTCGGCTGTCTGCTGCGGCGCTGGTGCTCTGCGGCGATGGTTTGGCGAAGGCGCTGCAGGGCGAGACCGGCCAGTCGTTCGCGACGTGCGGGTTCTCGGTCCTGCACTTCGGCGGCGAGGCCTACGAGTGGCTCTCGGCGTCCCGCTTCATCGCGGACGCCGAGGTCTACTCGCAGGGCATCGTCGCGATCCGCGCCTGCTTCGATGCGCGGAGCGAGTGGTACGCCCTCCAGGAGGCCACCGACACCGCGCGAAAAGCCTCAGCGGGGACGACCCCGCCGCCCGCTGGGACCGCCGAGGGTTCGCCTTGAGTCTGCGCCTGGGGCACGCCCCGGGCTGGTTCCATTCTCTGTCCCCGGAAGACCAGGCCATCACGCTGGCCCTGCACGAGCTCAAGGAGGTTTGAGGTGGCCACCCGGTACAAGAGCGGAAAGGTCACCGTCACCCTCGACGACGGGCTCGCCGAGTGGACGCGCTCGCTTCTCGACGCGGCCGAGGCTGCGACCGTCGAGCTCCTCGAGGCCGAGGCTACCGAGGTGATGCTCGCGGCCAAGGCCAGGTGGTACAAGGAGGTCGAGCGCGAGACCGGGAAGTCGGGCGACCTTGAGACGGTCACGACGTTCAACTCGGACGGCAGCGTCGTCGTAGGGGTCCGAAGCCGGGACACCCGCATCCAGGGCGGGAAGCCCGTCGCCGCGATGGTGCATCAGCCGATGCCGCTCTCGCGGGTGAAGGTCCGCGTCAGCCGCGAGGAATACGGGCGCATCAAGAAGGGCCCGAAGCCGCGCGATGCGTGGAAGTCTCGCGACGATGGCCACTTCTACGCGCTCAAGCCGAACAAGGGCGCATCGGACGGCCAGCCGCTCTTCCTGATGCTGGTGCGGAAGCCACTGCTCGCGCGGGTGCCGAAGATCACCGCCCAGCTCGGTGAGCGCATCGTCGCTCGGCACGGGGGGGGCTGATGTCGAACGAAGCAGCGATCGGAATCAAGGTCGAGCTGCAGGCCCTGCGCGCCCAGCTCGAAAAGTCCGGCGACATCACGAGCGAGCAGGCCAAGAACATGGTCGCCCAGCTCAACAAGAGCGTGAAGGCCGCCGAAGCGGCACAGAAGGCTGCGGCAAAGGCCGCGAAGGCTGCCCGCGACGAGGTCACCAAGCTTGGCGACGAGTACAAGCGGGCCGGCGACGCCGCGGGCAAGTTCGGGCAGACCGGAACCAAGCTGGCGGGAGTGCTCGAGCTCGTCGACCCTCGGCTGGCGGCAGTCGCTCGCGTCGCGAACGACCTTGGCGACGCCGGCGAGGTCGCAGCGGACGCGTCGGCCGCGCTCGGTGTGAGCCTGCGCGGGCTGGCCATCTCTGCTGGGGTGGTCGGCGTCGCGGTTGCCGGCCTCGCCGCCACCTACACCCTGCTCAAGCGCGAGCAGGACGCCGCGGAGGCCGCCGCCGCCGCTCGGGCCAGCATCGCCACATCGATGCAGGAGAGCACCACCGCGCTCAAGAAGGCCCGACTCGAGCTGGCCGCCGCAACCGGTGACGCCGCAGCGAAGGAGCAGCTCCTCGCTACCGAGACCGAGCGCACCGCGGCGGCGAGCTGGGAGGCCACGATCGCCGCCCAGCGTGAGGTGCTCCGCATCGCTGAGGAGCGCTACGACTTCGAGAAGAAGCGAAACAGCCAGGCCACGACGGTGACGCCGTTCATGGCGAAGCTCGAGCGAGACGCTGCTGCTGCGATGTTCCAGGCGAACCGCGAGCTGCAGAAGTCCATCCGGCTGCGCGACGAGATGGCCGGGGTCCTTGCGAAGACCGAAGGCATCAAGGCCGGGGGCGGCGGCGCTGTGGCGGCAGCGAAGCAGGAGAAGGAAAGCCTCGCCGAGATCATCGCCCTGGCGAAGGAGCGGCGCGACCTGTATCGGGACGGGCTGACCACCATTCGGGAGGAGGCCGCCTCTCAGTCGCAGGCGCGCGCATCCGCCGAGGGGCGGCTCAGCTTTGAGCGCGAGGCCGCGCTCGTTCGGATCGGCCTCGCCGCGAAGGTCGCGTCCGCAAACGCGACCAGCGAGGAACGCGAGGGGATCGCCAAGGACCGCGCCGAAGCCGAGTACCAGGTCGAGCTGACCTACACCGAGAAGGTCGACGCGCTTCGCGACGCAGCTGCGGCGAGGGTGGCGGAGCGCGCCCGGCAGGCCGCAGCCGAGGCCCGTCAGGCCGGCTTCGACATGGTCGCCAGCATCGGGGGCTATGCAACGCAGGCGCTCACCGCCGGCGCCGACGCAGCCGGCAGCGCGTCCGAGCAGGCCGCCGCGACCGCCCGCAGCCTCGAGGAGCAGCTCGCCGCCAGCGAGGAGCACCTCACCGACGCCCAGAAGGAGCAGCTCCGCGAACGCGCCGCAGCCGCGAAGGCCGCAGCGATCGAACAGTTCAACCTTTCGAAGGGGCTGAAGGCCGCCGAGGCCACCGCCGCCACTGCGCTCGCGGTGATCAACCAGCTCGCCACGAACCCGGGCCCGGCCGGCATTGCCGCCAGCATTGCCGCCGGCGCCGCCGGTGCCGCATCCATCGGGGCGATCGCCGGCACCCAGCTCACGCTGCACAAGGGCGGCGAGGTCCGCGCGCCCGACGAGGTCCCGGTCACCGCCCGCCGCAACGAGTTCATGCTCACACCGACGGGCCGCCAGACGCTAGGCTCTGATGGGGACCTGAACCGCGCGAACGCCGGCGTCTCGCCGCGGTCGACGCCCATGTACGTGGTCACGCAGTACCAGCACAGCCGCGTGGCCGCCCGGTACAAGGATGACGGCCTTCGCCGCAACGACCCCGTGAGCCAGGCGATCAACAAGCGTTTCGGCGCCGTCGGGATGGAGTAGGAGAGATGCCCACCACGCGCGCGAACAACCAGGCCATCCTCGTGCAGGCCCCGGGCCTCGGCGCCGACGAGCTCACCGCGACCAGCGAGGCCGGCCCGCTCCCTGGCCGCGCCGTCTGCGACCGCGAGAGCGGGATGGCTCTGGATACCAGCGGCACCACGACGCTCACCGAAGAGGTCCGCGTGCAGACCCTGCGCGCCGGCCACCCCGAGCCCCTCGGCGCGACGTTCTGCTGGCGCTACGGCACCCCCGGGAACGAGTGGCGAGGCTGGGACGGTCCGATCGCGCCGACCCACTTCGAGTACATCGACTACGACGCCAGCACCTCTCCTGCCGCCTGGCGAAACCCGCACGCCGTTGTCCTGCCCGACGACGTCGTCGTCGTGGTGGCCTGCTTCGACGAGCAGCACACGAAGGCCTGGCGTCGCGAGACCGACGGGACCTGGTCGATGGCCGACGTCTACACGCCGGCCGATGCATTCACGAGCGGCAACAGCAGCCACCCGACGATCGTCTACATTCCCGAGCGGGATCGCCTCGTCGCGCTGTACTGGCGCGAGGCCTCGGGCGACGAGCATCAGGTCGGGATGTCCTACTCGGACGATCGGGGCCTCACGTGGCAGGTCGGGCAGGAGGAGTGCCTGCTCTCCACCGTCGACACCGCGCCCGACACCCCCGGCCGCCTCCGCGCCGCGTACAGCCGCGGCCGGATGCTGCTCCTCGCCGCGGTCGAGGACCGTATCTACCAGTTCGCCAGCGACGACGGCGGCGCGACCTTCGAGGAGGTCGACGAGTACGTCGACGACATCTGCGACTTCCCCGAGATCGTCGTCCTGAACGGCTCGTTCGTGGTGGCCTGGCTGGAGTACGACGCGGCCGAGACGCCCACCGTGCTCCCGCGGGTGGCGGTGCTCGGGTCGCCCTACGACACCCTCACCGCGGCGGCGAAGGTGATCGTCGACGATGCGGGCTCTGCGCGGTTCGGCACGGTGAGCGGCGGCAGCTTCACCGGCGGCGACCTCGCGCTCTGGGTCGACGACGACGGCGTCCTCTTCATGGCAGGTCGCGATTCCGACGATCAATACGCCGGCTACACCCTGTCGAGCCGCGACGGTGGCGCCACCTGGCTGAGCGTCGGCCACGGGGATGGCACGGGCACCGGCGCAAACTGGTGGCGGCTCGACTCGTCGAGCTTCTACATCCGCGACTTCTGCGCGGTCAGCCACCGCGGGCGCACGCTGCTCCTTCATGCGTTCGCGACGCTCGGCAGCGGCTACGGGCAGGCCCCCTACTCGCTCTGCATGACCGCGCTTGGCGGCTACACGACGCTCACGACGCCGCTCTACGACGCGACCAGCCTCACGTACAGGGCACAATGCGGCTGGGCCTACACCTGGCTGGCGGCGGACATGCCGGAGACGGGCGCGTCGCCGTACACCGCGGTCATCTCGGGGTCTGCGGCGGTGTCGATCGGCTCGACCGGGATGAGCGTCGACCACGCCGGGAGCGCGGCCTCGACGGCGAGCTGGTACGCGGAACCGACGACCACCCTGCCGGACGGCCTCGCCGCGCTCCTCGATGTCGACGCCGTCGACGGCGACGTCTTCATCAGCCTCCGCATCTCGGACGGCGCCGATTCCTACGAGGTGAAGGTCACCGTCGGCGACGCGGCGATCACGCTGCGCGACGTGGTCGCCGCGGTCGACGAGGACACCGTCGCCACCACCGATCTCGCGACCGGGGTGCAGGTCGCCATCGGCCTGAACAACGCCGACACCCCGGCGGACAACGGGACCGCGGTGGCCTGGTTCCGCCCCCGCGGCCTCGGCGAGGACCGGGAGTGGACCCGCATGGAGGTGCAGGTCACGATGTCGAAGGGCAGCGCGACGACGTCGCGCGTCCAGTGGGGCACGTCGAGCGGCAACGCGGACTGTGTCGCGAACTTCCGGATCGCCTGCTACTCCTCTGGCAACCTCACCGGCTTCGCGCGGTGGGCTGAGGCCCCCGAGAACCCTGACGACCTGCTCGGCCGGGCCTACTCGCTGCGTCCGACTGCGGTCGTCCAGGGCCTTCGGGTCGCCGCAGTTGGCGGGCCGACCTTCCGCGATGAGACCTGGGCGATCGAGCCGCGGTACACCTTCGCGATCGGGAACATCGACCCCTCGACGCAGCCGTCCCCCGAGGTCCGCTGGCGGAGCACCGACGAGACCGAGCAGACCATCACCTGGTCCTTCGGTGCGAGCTCGGCCTCAGCGATGCGCCAGCTCTCCCCGGTGATCGGCCTCTTCTTGGGCCGCGTGAACTTCCGCTCTGCCACGCTGTACGGACGCAACACGCTGGGGACGTGGGTCTCGCTGGCCACCCTCGACACCTCCTACGGCCAGGCGAACCTGACGTACACCCGCTCCGGGAAGATGGTGCTGCCGGGGGCCTCGGGCGCGTCGCGGCACTTCGCGCTGCACGAGCTGGTCGGCGCGCGCTTCGACTTCGACACCTCGGACATCCGACTCATCACACAGAGCAGCGCGGGGAGCTGGCAGTCCGGGACGATGCAGACCCGCATCGTCATCGACGACGTCGACGGCGCTCCGTCGAGTGGATCGGGCGGCGCCATCCTCGCGCGCGACATCACCGTGATCATTCCGGGTGGTGGTGACAGCGCGTACTACCAGTTCAAGCTGGTCATCCCGGCACAGTCCACCGCCGAGGGCTACTTCGAGATCGGCACCGCCGTGCTCGGCCCGGCGTTCCTATTTGCCCACCCCTACGACTACGGGCGGGCCCTCGAGGTGGCTCCCCAGCAGGCTGTCACCGAGAGCCGCCGCGGAGCTCGCCGGGTGACGCGTCGGGGGGCCGCGCGCCGCTCCGTTGACCTGCCCTTCACCTCGGCCATGTACACGAAGCCGATCGCCGGCACGTCGCCGGCAGCGGACTTCATCGCGGATGGAACCGGCGCAGCATGGGGCATTCCGGCCGACCAGCCCGGGTCGCTGCATGGGCTCGTGCACTTCCTCGACGGCGCGGTGACCCCGGCCGTCTACCTACCGTCGCTATCCGCCTCGGGGTCGCAGCAGACCCTTGTACACCCGACCCAGATGCTCTACGGGCGGCTGATGTCCGAGTCGGTCCGGCTCGACCACGTTCACGGTGAGGACCTCGACGGCGACACCTGGCGCGGCTCCGTGCTCCGCATCGAGGAGGAGCTCTGATGGGGCGACGCGTGGAGATTCCCACCGGCGCCCGCGTCGCCTGGCTCGTCGAGGTGTACTTCGGCGGCGTCGCCGTCCGCATGTCCACCGAGGACGTCATCGTCGAGACCGCGGCCGGCGAGGAGCTGCACTTCGCGGGCGTGCTCCCCGAGCTCGATGTCGTCGTGGCACTCTCGGAGATCGGCGGGGTCCAGAGCGCGCCGTCCCTGTCCTTCGAGGCGGTCTGGCCGGTGGCGGTCGCCGAGCTCGTCGAGGACGGCTGGCCGCTGGCCTACTCGCGTGCGCGGGTTTCCCGCTGGGTGGAGGGCACGACCTACGAGTCGCGCCGCGTGGTCGTCGACGGCTACGTCCACAACCCGACCTATGGCGAGGAGGACGAGCCCACCGCGGTGACCATCGAGGCGCCGCCCTGGGAGGCGACGGCCTCGTTGCCCCCGCCTGGCGCGGAGGTCAACGGCTACACCTTTGCGAGCGCGGTCACCTCGCTTGCCCCCGAGCAGCTCGGGCGGGTGTACCCGGTCGTGTTCGGGAGCCCTGGGCAGGTCGCAGCTCGCGTCGACGCCACCGAGCGGCAGGCCGCGACGAAGGCGCGCTGGATCGACCAGCGCTACGTCGCGATGCCTTCGCCCAGCTCCGACTACAGCAACGTTCGGGTGCTGGTCGCGGGGCACCACGTGTCCGCGGAGCGCTGCTACCTCTACAACGCAGACGGCATGGTCTCTCGGGTGTTCCTTCGGAACGGCTTCGACGACCTCGGCCAGCCGATCGCCTTTGTCCCCTGGTTCTACGACGCCGACGTCGACGGGGCCCCGGACGACGACTTCGATGCCGCGTACATGGACTACTACTGCGCGGTCACCGACTTCGACGGCGCGACGACGTCGGCGATGGGCGACGCCAGCCTGACCGTGAACGAGGTGGTGAGCGGCGACAACACACCGGAGCTCTTCGTCGCGTGGGCGGACGATGAGGACCTCAGCCGCGGCGGGCTCGACGGCGATGCAGGGTCGGTCATCGAG